ACTCAGGAAACAGTACGGTGCAGGTTGAAGTCATTTCCGACGACGTAGAGATACGAATCGGGGAAATGAAATGGGTGGGGATAGCCTACACCCGTGACGGAAAACCCAAGGTGTACGTTCGAACGAAGGCCGAATTCAAGGCCAAGTTCACCCCGGTCATTGAACAAGCACCCTAAACTCTACATCGCAGCACAAGAGCAGCTCTTTGCGAAGTTTCAGTCTCGCTCCATACCAATCCAACACTGGAGCAAGTACCTGATGACTCCCAAAGAGCTGTCTCTCCTTTTCGCAAAGTTCGAAGAATCAAAGTCAGTTCTCCAGCAAATCGCCTCGAATGATCTGGGCGAAAGCGGGGACATAGCGCGTAAACAACTTGGAATCCAATGAATCAATCAAATATCGACCGTGCTAGAGCATGGCTTCGTAACACCCCCGGAGCCGTCAGCGGACAAGGCGGTCATAACGCAACCTTCGCAGTAGCTACCGCTCTGGTGCATGGATTCGAGCTGTCGCGAGGATCGGCTGAAGCACTGCTGTCCGAGTACAGCGAGAAATGCTCTCCACCGTGGAATGCCTATGAATTGGCCCACAAGGTGAATCAGGCAATGACCGTGACGCACGACAAGCCGCGTGGCTGGCTCTTATCCGCTCAGTCAGGCATTGGGCAGGGCGGCAATCCCATCTCGCCCACCGGCAAGTTCGTCGTTCGCACGATCCAAACGATGCCGGAACCTCCGTCTCCGTTTACGACAATCGACTTTTTAAAAGCCTGCTTCGAGTCGGACGAAGTTGTCTGCATTTGTAACGACATCATTTTCGACGAAGAGGGTCGAGGTAGGCCAGCCTCCAAAGGTACGTTCCTCAAGCGCGACGAATGGATTAAGAACCACTTCACGCCGCCCATCAGCGCCATGTGGAATGGCAGCGATAGCAAGGGTGCATACGTCCGCATCAATCCATGTTTCGATGAAAGCGGATCGGACTCTGGCGTGGCAAACTTCCGCCATGTCTTAGTCGAGATGGACGAGAAGACGAAGGACGAGCAATGGACAGCGTTGAAGGAGTCGAAGCTCCCGCTATCGGTCGTCATCGATTCCGGCGGCAAGAGTCTGCATGGCTGGGTGCGCGTTGAAGCGGCCAATAGAGAGGAGTGGAACGAGCGCCGCGATGTCGTCTATCGCTACCTCGAAAGCATCGGCATCGATCCGAAGAACAAGAACGCGAGCCGGTTCAGCCGTCTGGCCGGTGTAATGCGCGATGGCAAGGAGCAGAAGCTCTTAGCCGTCAATGTGGGCGCAGTGAACTGGGAAGCGTTCAAGGACGACATGGACGCGCAGGACATGCCGATGGAGTTCTCGATAGATGCCATCATCGAGTACGATCCGCAGAACGATCCTGACAATCTGATCGGCGATAGATGGGTTCGGCGCGGATCGTCGCTTCTCTTTGTCGGCCAAAGTGGATGCGGCAAAAGCTCGATGGCCGCGTATCAGGGTCTGAAGTGGGCGTCCGGCGAAGCTTGGTTTGGCGTAAAGCCCGTCCGGGCGCTAAAAGTAGCTTACATTCAGGCGGAAAACGACATCGCCGATCAGCATGATGCGCTGAAAGGCGCTGCTCAGATGACCTTCGGCAAGGAGAACTGGGAGCGAGGTCTTCGGAGCGCGAACATGTTATTCTTCCGCGAGACAGTAAGAACGGGTTCCGACTTCGCGACGATGCTCCGCCGCCTCGTTCGCAAGACTAAGGTCGATGTGGTTTACATCGATCCGTTGCTCTCCTACATGGGCGGTAATCCATCGGATATCGAGGTCTGCGCGAACTTTACGAGGCACTTGCTCCAGCCGATTATGATGGAGACGGGCGTAGTCCTGATTCTCGTCCACCACTTCCCTAAGCCAAAAGGTCGAGACGACAAGCCGGAGAGCGTGGCAGAGATGGCCTACTCAGGATTCGGATCGTCGGACTTAACGAACTGGGCCAGAGAGGTGATTGTGATGAAGGAAGTTGGTTTCAATCAACCTCGACAATTTATGCTCGGCATGGCGAAGCGAGCGGATCGTTCCGGCATGACGGACAAGGAAGGAAAAGTCACCGGATCGATTATGATTCAGCGTGGCACGGGCGGCGACATCTCATGGAACTATGCAGACCCACAGAAGTTTGTCGTCGATAAGGAGTCGGCCAAGAAGCCGTACGTCAAGGGACGCTATCCTAAGCGTTAGCCTTTTCGCGCAACGCTCGACGACGACCTTTGGCAGCAAGAGACAAAAAGCCTTTCTTGCCGTATTTTTTCATGCCAATGGATGCCGCAAGAGCCTTCGGGTCTTTGACGCCCTTGCTCTCAAGACTGCTAACGAGTTTCTCGTAACGTCCGCCACCACCAAGTTTCATCTTGTCCATAAAATTACCATGCTTTGCATGACCACGTTCTGGGTTTGGTAGGATCTTTTGCCGTATCGCAGTTATGCCGCGCACGGAAATTCTTGCGACGCTCAGGATTCGACTTCTTGATCGTCATATCAGGATCGCCGAAGCGAACGATGACGACCTTGTTCGCCGGATTCTTAACGTACACCGCGCTCTTCTTCCGCTCACCCGGCGTGTAGAAGGGCTTGTTCAGCGTCACCTTCTTGCCCTGATAGGTGTTACCTTTCTTAGAGAGGGATGTTTTCATTAGAATCGACGCTCTGCGGCTGAAGGAATTTGAGGACGTTCAGCATCCCTACGCTCTTCTTCCCGCATAAGCAAACGCTCACCTTCAAGCGTAATAAGTTTCGGCCAACGCCTATTGAAGGTATCCATCTGATCTTTGGTAATCTGATCAAGCGGCCTAGACGCCACATCGCGAAACTCTTTGGTAAGAAGAGCTTTTCCAACGGCTGATCTTGCAGAGTCAGCCACAACAGTTGAAAGTAAAAATCGCCCCGGAAACTTAACCCCAGCAGCGGCAGCAGCAGTTGCGAAAGCAGCAGATGTGAGCGCAGGCAAAATCTTGCTTTTTAGCAAACTTTCTTTTTCAACAACAACCGAAAGCTGATCTGCAATTTTATTTAATCTTTGAATTCCTTCTTTACCAAAAGCTTGCTGAATCAACGGATTGTATTTTTCTGAAATGAGACTCCTCATCGTTTCGATGTTAATCTCTTTTTTTCCCGGCTTAAAAGACTCTTCAACAATCTTTCCAACTATAAAGTTTTGAACGTCTCCAAGAAGGTCCGGTCTATTTGACCTTATTACCTTCATGAATTCATCTGCAACAACTCCTGTTCCAAGCTTGCCTTTTGATACAGTTAAGAAATCAACAATGTTTTTAGGTGTAACTGCGCGTCCCGGTGAACTGCTAAGATCACCTGCTGCAATAGAGCTTTTTACAAACTTTTGAAAATCAGTCGCTTCTTTTGCCATTTCTTGAACGTAGATATTAAGATCTTTAGTCAAGTTTGCCGCATTAGGATTCGACAAAATTGCCTTAAGCTTTTCTTCGTCTAAATTTACAATTTTTCCACTTCTTACAGCGCTCTTTAGATTAGAAAGAGTCTTAACTATTTCATCCGTTTCGGGGTCTTTACCCGGTTTTGCTGCCTTAAGTTTTTCAATTTCAGCTTTAACCTCAGTTAGTCTTTTCTCGTTTTCTCGATAAAGACTGGCAGCTTCTGTTTGCCCTTCATCAATTTTTGATAACAAATCTTCAGACTTTGTAACCAGATCATTTTTCTTTGAAATCAAATTTGCTTCTTGATCTATAAGACCACGATACCTGCTTGCAACATCTTGGATTTGAGACAACTGCGGAAAAAACTCATCAGCCACTTCTTTTGTAAGTTTAGAGCCTTTCCCCATTTTTGCTTCAGTTAACAAAGACAAAAGCTCCTCCGGTTTTTGACCTACAGCTCGAAGCTTGTTGTAAACAAAGTCATTCAGTACAGGCTTAAACGTGCGCTCCCATTCAGAACCCGCCACCTTTTTTATTACCTCCAACGCCTCGCCGCCGCGCTCTCCAAGAAGATTGAGAACAACCTCTGGGCTTCCTCCCGGTTCACCAACATCTCTCATAAGCTTAGAGATAATGGCACCCTTGAACCTAGTTATCCCTTCACGATAAGAAGCGCTTTGAGCTTTAAAGGCAGCTTTAAACGTAGGGTCTGTATTAAGACCTTCCTCCATTATTTTTTCAACACGTTCGAGTTCTTGAAAATCTTCGTAATCAGCTTGTTGAACCTTTTTGTCAAAATCTATTTTCTTAAATATTTTTGTTCTCTGTTCTTTTAAATCTTTAAGCGTAAAGGTTTCAATGATTTGATCACCCTTATCGTCCTTAACTGGTTTTCCATCTTTATCAACTTTTGGAACATCAACAGATATAGATTTAAGTTTAGGTTCTAAAAGATCGTATCCTTTTTCTTGATCAGCTTTAAATTTTACAAAAAGATAATTTGCTGTTGATCCAGTTGACTTTCCGGTTCCAAACTGCGTAACAGGCTCTCCAAGTCCAAACTGAGGATCAAATCCGTTTTCAATGTCGTCAATTTGCTTTCGCTTGTAAGCAATATCGTTGTCGATCCTTTCAATAGAAACAGGGTCGTTTACAGAAATTGATTTTCTCTGTTCGTTTAAATTTCGTATTTCATCAAACAGATATTGAGAATTAAGTTGCAGTTCTCCTTCAGCCCTAAGAGCGGCACCAAGAAGATCTGCATTTGTTCCAACAAAAGCTTCGCTTGCTTTTTTCTTTGCTTCTGCCGTCAATTGCTCGGCATTCCGCACAATTCCGTCTACTAGATTTATATCTATATTTTTTGTTTGCGTTGCTTCTTCAAGGGTTTTAACAACCTGCTGAGTAAGCTCATCTCCGCTTAGTCCGTTTGCGCTTCCGGTCCTGATAGAATTTTGAAGGAAATCGCTGATGTTTCCTTGCCAAGCACGAATGTCCTCGGGGCGACTACCAGACCTTTGGGGGGAATAAAGAGTGTTGGCCAATTGCTCTGCCATTGCCGGATCAATTCCACCTCCTGATCCAATTTCTTTTCGAATAAAGTCTGCTCTTTCTTGCAAAAACTGCTGAGTGTACGGATTTTCAAGCTCTCCAGCAAAACGGATCAAAAACCCTTCTTTTCCTTTTGCTCTTAATCCAGCACTTAAAACTCTTGTTACACCGGAAAATCCGGGAAGTAAAAGCCCTCCCAACGCTGCCTGCTTAAACACTTCTTCTGTTTTTCCAGATTCATCTCCTAGCGTTGACGCAAAACCTTGCAAGCCTCCAGTTCCTGATCCTGCGATGATTTCTTTGAGAGTTTGTTTTGTTCTTGTAGATTGTTGGCCTACTCCAGTTTCAGTGGTGCGAAGCCATTCTAAAAACCCAGCGCCTTCTCTTGCTTTTTTAGAACGTGAAAGAAGCGGTATCGCCTGAGATGAGGCTTCTTGAATATCAAACTCATCTGGTGAAATTGCTTGCTGTAGCAATGCGGCACCAAAACCACCAATCATTTCACCAGCAACGGACTGTCCTCCCGGTAAATACGCCGAACCAATTCCAGCAGCAAGACCGGCAATATTTCCGGCAGTCCTTCTACCCTGTCGAATCCTATAGTCTCTAAAAAGCTTCTGCTCTGCATCGGAAAGTTCTATTGCTGGTTCTGGATTGAATCCAGTTGACTCAAGCTTCTGGAACTTTTCCGCGCTAGGGCGGCCAAGGTAAAGGTCAGCCTGTTGAACCAAAAGACTCTTTGGCCTGAACGTGTCACGCCCAACAAGCGAAGCTTGACTAGCAGCCTGCTGGACAGCTTCCATTGAACCAATAGGCGGCTCGCTCGGTGTAAACCCGGCGTAAATGTCTTCTTTCGCGCCAGACTGCGGTTCGCTTGGAGTAAACCCAGCGTAGATATCCTCTTGTGCTGCGGTTTGCGGCTGCTGTTGATTTTGAGCGGGTTCACTAAAAGTAACATCAGCAGCAGTCAATGGCTGACCGGCATCCATCTGACCTTGTTGGCCATCCCCCTGCAAAACGTATTCGTCCATAAAATTAATTTAGATTTCCCCTAACGCCATTGATAATCACCGAGTCTCCAGATTTCTTTCCCTTTGCCCTAGCTTCAGCCGTTGATCCAAATGATATTTCTGACAGCGAATTCGTTCCAGACATTGCCGGAGCGTTTGTCGGAGACATGCTTGGAGCGTTTGTTGACGACATTGTTGCCGACATCGCTGGAGCGTTTGTTCGAGATGTCGCTTGAGGAGTTCCGCCCGTAATCATCGCACCTCGCGAAGGTGTTTGAGGGGTTCTAGGAGAACCGCCTTCATATTTTTTATAAATAGAATTAATTCTATCAACAGATTTTAAAACTTTTGAATCTAAACCATTTTTAGTTAGTTCAAGTTTTTCTCGAAACCCACTTAAATCTCTACCAAGAAAATCACCAATATTGCCTTTATCCCAAGCACGGGAAAAACTAATAATATCAAGCTCACCTAAAATTCGATCAGCTTCTTGATTTCCAACAGCATCTCTACCTTTAGGATCGTTTAGATCTTTTGCCAAAAGTTGTGCCGACCTTATTTTTACAGATTGATCAACATTAGGATCATCAAGGATTTCTATTGTCCTTTCAATTGAATCTGCTGCTGATTGTTGATTTGCAACAAACGAAGCTGTTTTTCTTACAACACCATCGTCAAATGTGTTCAGCTTAATATCTTTTTCAGCGACAGGCTTGAGAAGGTTTTCAATGTAAGCGTCAGTTCTTTTTACACGCTGACCCAAATCAAGCTCCTGAAGCGCAAGTTTCTTAATTTGAATTCCTTTGGTAAAGTCAAACTTTTCTCGGTTAATTTTTCTTTGCTCTTGTCCAGATAACTTCTTTTCAGCAAGTTCTTCTTGATCAAGCTGAATCCTTGCTTCCTTATAAGACTTATCAACCGCAAGCCTTGCTTGTGCAATCTCAGCATCACTTGCATTGTTGCGAATTAACTCATTTAGCTTATCCCTAGAAAGTTTAATATTGGAACCAATTGCTGTTGTACGAGCTTGTTTTTGCTCAACATCAGCGTCAAATACCCTTTGTCTTCCTGCGTTGTAAACCGTCCAATTTATTTTTGGTGTTTCTGTTTGTGGGTCAATATCAACAGCTCCGGGAATTTGCATCGCTTCCTTTAAAACCGCAGTTTGCTTTGATATTGAATCTGTTCTTGCTTTTTCTTGAGTTTTTAACAACTCAGCCCTAACAGAATACTTCTCAAGATTGTTCAGCATCTTGTCGGCCTCAGCCCTGTACGTTTTAGACTTAAACGGCGGAACAACTGGAAACACTGCGTCCGGCTTAGAATTGTTCAGGTAATCCGAAACCTGCTTACCAAGAGTCGAAAACGTGTTGTACTCATCAACTTGCGCCTGACGCTCTCCGATGGCAGCGGCGAGTTCATTATCCCGAATCTTGTTCTGAAGCTCCATGCCCTGCCGCTGGAGTAGTGACTCCGCCGTCTGCACCTGCAATTGCTCCATCATCCGCTTCTGCGTCTGTGCGCGGTCGTAGAGGCTTGCGCCTAGCTCAAATGCTTTAAGAGTTTCGTCGGCCATAAATCAAGGTCTGTAATTGGTTGCGCCGTATTCTGAAAACAAGTTTTGACTCTGATATGCAGGAGCCGCCGACGGCGTATTCATCCATGCGCTGTACGTCGATCCGGGAACCGACGCCGATGGAGTTGGCGCTGACAACGACTGCTGCATCTTCGCCCCGCCGTACATTCCGCCAGCCGTAGAAATCGCGCTTCCAAACGCTGCCATCGTAGGATCTGGCATTGCCGCCACTTGAGCGGCGGTCATGTCGCGATTGTACTGGGCGGTTTGCTGCTGCTGCATCGCTCCAATGCGTTGACCGGGAGTGATGAACATGCTGCTGATCGAGAACGGCTGCGCCATTCCAAACGTCCGCTGTTGTTGGATGAAGTTCTGCGCCTGAGCAAGACCTTGATTCTGGATTTGCATCGATGTCAGACCAAAGTCGCGAGCAGCCAAATTCCTACCAACACCCGAACCAGCGCCATACCCTCCGCTAAGCGCACGCCCAGCGGAAGATCGTTGGAGCTGAGAAGCAACATCTTGAGAAACCTCGCCACGCAAATTCGCGCCAATGTTCTTTCCAGCCTGCGAAATTAGTTGGTCATAACCGGGAATTGCACGACGAAGCTGCGCCTCAAGCTGTGACTGCTCGGCAGCAGTCGTCTTGGTGGCCAATTCAGTCGCCGATTCCAACGATCCAATATTTTGCTGGATCGCCTGCTTCTGTTCTGCCGCAAAATCAATCGGCTTGAACGCCGGAACCTTTGGCTTGCTGCCTTTGCTCAGCAAACCACCAATAAGACTTGTTCCGCCAGCGATTGCTGCCGCACCTAGAATAGCTCCCATAAATTAAAAAACCTCCTTCACAAGACGGTTGCCGTTCTCAATCGAGAACACCTTTTCAGGTTCGTGACGTTGGATGTTCATGGTAACAAGTCGAACGGCCTTTTCCTCAGGAAAAGCTCGCTCGTTATGAAAGCAATGAACCCATATCCGACGCAAAGTATCCACCTTAAAAAGTTCTCCCTCTTCGATTGTCATCACGCTATGTGACGATGCCCATTTGTCGGCGTACTCGCGAAGCATCTGAACCGAAGGCAAATGAACCTCGTAACCGAATCGCTCGGTGCATTCTTTGGCCGACGATTCCGCGTCCTTCTTGACGTACACCTTGACCGAGTCATGCACGATAGCCTTCGGAAGATATCCGTAGGTCGAGCAATCAGCGACGTACTTGTAACGGTTCCGGTAATCTTCAATCGATTTCTGCCAGTTTGAGTCAGTCGCACCCTGCTCATGTAGGCCAATGCAATCATTCTCCAGCGAAAAAAGGACCGACATGAATGCCGATCCGAATCGTGGCAACCCGCAGATTTGAAAGAGTTTACCGTTCATTTTTCATGCACAAAGATGTCCAAGCTGCCGTTCGAGCTAACACAAAGATGGCCGACTCTGAACCGTGAATCATTCCCAGTTCGTTGCAAATTACTGCGCTGTAAATAGCCGCATTCGGATGAACGTCTTTTCCGACTTCTTTCATCCAGCCATGAAGCTGTTTGATGCGGTCGTTCGCCTTCTTGAAGTCCACCTCAATAATCTCGCGCACCCGACTCCACGCTGGGTCGATGCTGTCCTTAAAGAACGAGTTCCCGAAACCGGGAATCTTCATGCCAGACAATATGGCCGACTTCAAAGATCGCTCGTCGAATTTCTCGTAAACGAATCGAGCAGGACCAATCGGTCCATGAGCATCGCCAAGCGTAAGGATAGCGGAAGCAATTGCATTGGTTAGCTGCGCGCTACCAAAGAAAGCGTTAACCGCAGCGCCGGAACTGGCGTTCTGATTGTTCCGAGCCGCCATGTCGTGTGCGTCAAATACAGCCTGAAGCAACTCCAGTTTCTCAGGAGTCACCTCTTCCAGCGCAAAGTCGATGTTGAGTTTTAGAACCATTGGGAGAATCCACCGCCGTTTAGTCCGACACCGACCATACGGATCGTAGCAACTGCGTCGCCTAGGTACTGCATGGTCTGCTCTTGCACAGCCTGAACAGCCTTGGCTTCGTAGGCCACTGCTTCCTGAATCAAATCGTTCTCCTCCTTACGAATCGCCATGACCATCAGCTTGATGGCATCTGGAGAAGGCGGAATGAGGTAGTCATTGACGCTCGTCGCGTTGATATGGCGCATCTTCGCCATGACCGTCACCGGCTTATCCTCGTCGTTGTTACAGCGATCCGTCAGGTAACTGCGGCGGTACTGCGGCAAAGTTTCATCAGGGTCGTAAACTGCCAGATCAAGCTCCAGCAATGTCGTCGCATTGTACTCGTACAACCGGCTCGACGTGTTGGTTGCCTGACGAATGACGCCGGTCAGCGATATGAACTTCTTGGTCGATTGAACGTACGGAAGAGCGAGGGTCAGCTTCTCGCCGTCGATCCATACGCCGCCAGACAGTGTGCGAATCCATTGCCCGTTCTGATCGACACCTTGCAGGGTGATGGTCTTGCCAACGTCAGAAGCGTCGCCGGGATAGACTCGGATGAAGCTATTCGTCTCGCCGGACATGTCGCGGTAAGAAACCACGGTGCCACGATCCACAAGCTGCTTGCCGACGCACGCGCCATTGCTCTCGCCGAGCAGTCCGTATCCGCTTTCCTGAAACTCGAACCATTGATTGCGAACCGTTCCTACGCCGCAGCAATCAGCAACGGACTCGATGGTTTCAATATGACGCGGCCAAGTGATGCACCCTCCAACCGTGTGGATGGTGAAGCGTCCGTACGCGCCTGCCCACAACCCCTTGTGCAGAAGCCGTCGGCACGCCTGATTGATGTAGTCGTAAACGCGAGGGTCATCGACGCAGACGCCGACTACACGGGCGATTGTCGAGCGAATGTCCTGAACGATTAGCTTCATTTGGTGTAATAGATTCGGCTCGTTCGCTTGATGAAGTAAACGCCGTAGAACGGAGGAAGGTTGTTGTGGGCGACAGCGTTCTGGGTGTCGTTGCCGGTCTTGTCGGCGCTAGTGGTTCCAATGTCGCCAGTCGTAATGCTTGGACCAGCTCCTCCGCCACCGCTCCCAGCAGCACCTTGAAGGATCTGTGTGGGGTACGAACCGAGTCCGCTCCACGACTTGTTGACGAGGTAATAATCGTCGTTTGCCGGAGCAATCAACTGAGCAACACCATGAGTGTGTTCGTTAAACGGTGTTTCTGGAACCGTCAGCTTGTGTTGATCCTCGCCAACGATTGATGTGGCAGTTGCGGTTCCATTGACAGCAACCGCACCACTCGCCGCAAAAGCACCAACACCGACCGGGAATCGAGCGTCAAACAGCGTGTCAACCATCCACATCGCTCCGGTGTAATTAGTCGGAGTGCCGGAAGTTCCATCACCGCCGTCGTACGAAAGAAGATCGGTAGTCGTTCCAACAAAGATGCGACGATCATAACCATTCGCTGCAACCGGGTTTTTATAAACCCAGAATCCCTGATCAAAAATCCACCACTGCCCATCTTGATCAAGCCACGGATAAATCCGATTGTTGATCGATGGAAACGTCGGTCCAAAATTGAAGAACGAGTTTCCAATCGTGCTGTTAAAAACGGCTTGCGTGCCTCCGATGATATCGTTGGCCAAGTTCTGGTAGTTCAACGGACAATAACTCACCGGAAGACTTGGAGGTGTAAGCGTGATTAAGGTTAGGTTTGGCATACTATTCCGATGTGTAGGTAAACGGGTTTACGTCGCAAGCATCAAGAGTCTTGCATCCTTCGAAAACAAGGCACTCGCCCACCGCAGGTTCCTGAACGTCGTAAGCGTGAACGCGGATGCTCTTGATGCGGCAATATCCCGTAACTGTCAGGCTCATTTGAACCTCGTACATGTTTCGAGTCGGTGTGCTAATGCTCGAATTGCACGGAATATCCGAAGGAGTCGGCAAGCGCATCTTCGGCCTGTACTGCGGCTGGAAATTGACCAGCGGACAAGCAGGTTGGCACTGCAAAGTTGTCGCGCATTCAGCCCAGTCTGCCCACTCAATCCATCCGGGGTACTGGTCGGGTCGATACTCGACATTGAAAGAAGCGTCTCCGTCCAACGAATCAATGAAGATGTCGCCCGAATCAAGCCGCTTCAATCCAAACGGAAGCTCGAAGTTGTAGGCGCGAGTATGAACCAGCCACTGAATCTCCTTCTTTCCATCAGCAATGTTGTTATCGAACTTGTCGCCCTTGCTGATTTCCCAAATCTGAATCGTTCCGTTTTCGCCGCGAGCAATCGAAAAGCACCTATCGCCGTAAACGCTTTCCGTCTTCAAGACCTGCAACACATCGAGTCCGGTCCAGATTCCAGCCCACGCGGGAGGAAACTTTTTCCGCATCGACGTAATCAGGTCGAAATCCAAAACCATCAGCGCCTTATGGATAACGCCTTGGGCATTATACCGAGGCTGTGCGGTCATCAGCAATCGATTGTCGAACACGACCGCAGATCCAGACCACAGAAGACTGGTTTGATCGTTCTCAGCGATGTTCAGAATCTCGCCGCTGATCGGCGTATTCCCCGGATCAGTGAACGAGCGACGAGCGATAATGAACGAGCGCACACCATCGACTGCTCGGTAGAACACGTCCCCGTTGACAGTTATGGCCGACCTAGCGCCAAGCGCACCGCTGGTTAGCAAGCTGATAGCCTGAATCGGATAGCTCAGGTTCTTCCATGTATCACGATCAACAGGAGCTTGAACTGAGAAGACGTATCGAGGAGTAAAGACTAGGAGCGGACCCTGCCCAAGCGACGTATCTGGATCGCCGGGGACGGCCATTGCAGTGATTCCTCCTGAATCCGACGGAACCGCAAAGTCTCCGCCTTCGTTGAGGAAGGTGTTCTCGGTTTCTTTGAGAACACTCGCTCGCGTGCCATCTCCATAAACGATGTCGGTTGCTCTAAATGAGAATCCATTCGGAAGCGCGTACCAGATACGTCCGTTGACGTAGGCCATTACTCTTCCGCACTTGATTTCGTCGGTGGTTGCGCGGCGCAGGTTTGATCCGTTAAAGATCAGCGGTGCGCTCTGACCGTCTTGAATGACGACAAAGTTCTCCGCCTGAACCATCCAGCCATCGAGTATGTTTGATGGGTTCTCAAGATTGGGCGAAGCTGAAAGGTTTTGAACGCTGTTTTGAAGGCAGTCGTAAAGCCACACTTTACCACTGATTAGCATCAGGATGAACGTCGCTCCGTTGTCGCCGATGTATGGGAGCGCACACTGGAACACGCCGGTCAAATTGCTCGAACCATAGCACTCCTCGGAGTAGCCGTCAGCCGTGACATTGGTTTGATCCGCAGTGACGAGCGTGCTGTCTGCCGTAATCGACAGGCATACGTCGTAATCTTT